CCGGTAGTTGATGCTGCGCCGGCTCCGAAAGCGCCTGCAAAGGCCGCCCCCAAGGCGTCGGACACCGTGAGCGGCAATCTCCTGCGCGCAGTCGGTGGAGCTCTTCTTGGGCCAACCCAGGTGATCGGCGATGCGATGACAGGCGGCCAGTTCTCAAAGGACACGGCGGCCGGGTTGGTTCGCGGAGCCGGGTCTATCGGCGCGACCCTAGCGCGCCCCTTTGAGTCTGGGGCTGAAAACGAACAGCGTCGCTCCGAAATGGATGCGGCCCTGCGAGGCATGGGGGCAGATCCCAAGTCCTACGCCTACGGTGCCGGCAAGCTCGGAGCCGAGATCGGCGGAACGTCTGGAGTCGGCGGCGTCGTCGCCGCGCCCCTGCGAGCGGCCGCGCCCATGTTGGCGAAAAGCTCTCCCGCGATCGGCAACGCGCTGCAAAAGCTCGCGACCTCGGCGGAAACCGGGGGGATGTCTGTCGGGCCCGGCGGGTCGGTCATCGGCAATGCCTTGACGCGTGCTGCTGGGGGCGCCTTGAGTGCAGGCGCACAGGGCGGACTGATTGGCCCGGCGCTGGCAGGAACAAGCGCGCTCATCGGCGCAGCAGCAGGCCCAGTCGTTTCCACGGCAGCGCGGGTTGGTGGCGGCGTGGCTGGGGGCGTTCGGGCTATCCGAGACACCATGACGGAAGCCGGCCAGCAGCGCATCGCCGAGAACATCCTTCGCCTGTCCGCGACCAACCCTGAAGCCGCAGCGGCGGCCATGGCTGCGGCTAAGCCCGTCGTCCCGGGAAGTGCCCCAACCATCGGTCAGTCGGCCATGGATCCGGGCCTTGCCCAGCTCGAGCGGACGCTTCTCAACAACCCTGCGACCGCTCCGGGTCTGCAGGCACGGTACGCACAGCAGCAGGCAGCGCGGGGCGCGGCGGTCGACGAGGTGGCCGCGACAGGTCCGAACAGCGGCTCCTACTACGACGACATTCAAGAAGGGCGCCGGGTCTTCGCCAAGGAAGACTACGACGCGGCACGCCTTGCAGGGATCGATCCCGAGATGGCAGCCGCCATGCAGCCGGAAATCGCAAGCCTGATGAGCCGGCCGTCGATCAAGGCGGCGACTGCGGACGCCAAGCGCCTGGCAGCGGAGACCGGCGAAGAGATCACGGACATGGGCTCGATCCAGGGTCTCGACTGGATGCGCAAAGCGCTCTCCAACCAGATCAGCAAGGCCAAGGCATCCGGTGCGACCGAGGATGTGCGGGCGCTGACCCAGACCTATGACGACCTCGGGAAGACGCTCGAGCAGTTGTCCCCGAAGTATGCAGAGGCGAACCGCAACTACGCCCAGATGTCCAGGCAGATCAACTCGATGGACGTTGCGCGGGATCTGGAGAATCGGTACACGCCCGCGGCGGCAGAGTTCGGCCAGTCGGCGCGTGAGAACGGCGCTGCCTACATGAAGGCTCTCAAGGCGGCGCAGGACAACGTGAAGAAGGCCACCGGGCGCGATCAGTCGATCAGTGACGTGATGAGCACAGCGGACATTGCCAAGCTCGAGAACGTGGCCCGGGATCTTGCGCGCAAGCAGTACGCGCAGGAAGCGGGAAGGGCCGTTGGATCTCCGACCGCGCAGAACATGCTGAGCCAGAACTTCATCCAGAACATCATGGAAGGGGCTGGACTGCCTGCGAGCGCAGCTATCGAGAACGCGCTGCTGAATACGCTGCTTCGGCCGCTTGAGTTTGCCGGCCGGCTTGCAGAGCCGAAGGTTACGAACCGCCTGTCCGAGTTGGCGATGAACCCCGAGGCAGCGGCAGCGGCTTTGCGGTACGTCCCTCGATCTGATCAGGCTGTGTCGAGATCGGTCGTTCGCTCCGCTGCTCCGTCCTCCGTGCGCGGGCGGTCGGATTGAACCCCAGGTACACGCCGTATGCGAAAGCTCCCACGGCAAGCGCGGCAATCTTCCAGATCAGGTAGTCCGTAAAGTCCATCCCGCCATTTTCCCATCAAAGCCGCCTTCGAGCGGCTTTTTGCATTTCTGAGGGCCTTCCATGACCACTGTTGCACTAGCAGCGCTTCCCCAGTTCTTCGACAACACGGGCGATCCTGCCTCTGGAGGGTTGCTGTACACCTATGCCGCGGGGACGCTGACCCCGCTTGCGACGTACACCGATCGCGCCGGTGGAACGCCGAATGCGAACCCGGTCGTTCTCGATTCCGCAGGCCGGGCGGATGTCTGGCTGGCCGTCAACACCCCATACAAGCTGATTCTCAAGGATTCGCTAGGGAACACGCTCGACACGGTAGACAACTACTACGCCGGTGCGGATCCCGCCCAGCTCACGACAGCGGGCATCGTTCCTTCCACTGGTGGCACGTACACCGGCCTGGTGAGTTTCACCGGCGGTGCGACCTTCGACGGCACGGCCGCTCAGGATCTCGCCACACTCGACAGCCTGAACATCGCCGCGGTCCAGACCTCGAACCTCTGGATCAACAGCGACTTCGCGATCAACCAGCGGGCGGCAGGCTCGACGGCAGACGGTGCATACGGTTTCGACCGGACGGTCAACCTCTGCGAAACCGGCTCCACCACGCTGTCGCAAATTGCCCAGCCGCTGGACGGCATCCCCTACGCCATGCGCAGCACCCAGCCGGATGCGGGCCCCAAGCGGATCGGTTTCTTGCAGATCGCCGAGGCCAAGGACTGCCTGAGCTACCGCGGCAAGAACCTCGCCTTCGCCCTGAAGGTCAGATGTTCTGCCGCCGCCACTGTGCGATGCGCGCTCGTCGCCTGGACCGGTGCGGTGGACGTGCCAACCCGGGATGTGATCAACAACTGGGCGAGCACGACCTACACCGCGGGCAACTTCTTCGTCGCCAGCACGCTACCGATCGCTGTCACGGCTACCGCAGTCACGGCCGCGACGTGGACTGATGTGGTGGTCTCCAGCACTTCGGCCGGTGGCGTGGTTGTCCCGAGCACCATGCAAAACCTCTACATGGTGGTGTGGACCGATGCGGCGGTGGCGCAGAACGTGACCCTCGATGCTTCCATCGTCCGATGCGGTCAGGGAACGGTAGCGCCCCTGTGGACACCTCCGAATGCGCAAGTGGAACTCGCCAAGTGCCAGCGGTACTACCAAATCTTCGCCGCCGGCATCGAGACGGCCGGGTACATCACAGGAGCGCTCCGCAGTATCTGCTTCTTCCCCGTCAACATGCGCACCGTGCCGACGATCACCCCGACCTTCAGCTACACGAACGGCAGCACCGGCACCGTGGACAACATCACAACCCAGGCTTTTCGCTACAACTCGGTTGCCGCCTCCAGCGCGAACACTGGCGTCACTGTGAGCGGCACTGCCAGCGCGGAGCTGTGATGGACATCGACCCCGAAAAGATCGCCCGCAGCCCGTTCGTCATCGGCGCTCTCGGTGCTCTCGTGGCCCTTCGTGGAGCGCCTGGCGAGACCTGGCCTACCCGCCTCATCAACGTGGTGTGCGGAGCCTTGTTCGCAGGGTTCCTCAGCCCTGGGATTGCCGAGTGGTTCTCCCTGACCTCTCCAGCCATGCAGGGAGCGATGGCGTTTGCCTCTGGCCTGTTCGGCATGAACTTCGTCGCTACGGCGGTGGCGTGGATCAAGGAACTCAAGCTCGCTGACGTGCTGCCGTGGGCACGTCGCAAGGAGTAGTCATGCTGGAATTCAACGGATTCTTCTCGATTCTGGCGGCGTTGGGGTTGTCCTTCGTGGTGCTGCACCCGAGCATTCACGAGGGGCTGGCGATCAAGGGCGGAATGATCGTGATGATCATCAGCCTGTTCGCCTCTGCGGTAGTGGCGTTCAGCCATGAGCCGTCCTTCACGACTGCGTTCAACGCTGGGCTGTCCCTGCGTGCGGGGATTCTGATCGTGTGCGTGGGGTACGCGCTGAAGTACCGCAAGGCCCGGCGAAGCGGCGGGAGCACTGATTTCGGACATTTAACCGAGCTGTAGCCATGGACCTCCAAACCAACAT